GCATCTACTGGGGTTTCTCCCCTTGCTTCAGCTTCAAGTTCTGCAATCTCCTTAGCTTCATCTTCCATTCGTTGCTTACGCTTTGCGTGATTGTATCCACGATCAACGAATCCTGCAGTTTTTGGTGTTTCCATTTCTGCTAGTTCAGGCATATTATTCTCCTTATGTTGGGGTCAGCCGTAGCCGAGTAGCCTTATTTTTTCTTTTTGGATTTTTTCTTTTTAAGCATTAAGCCGCCTTCAGCTCTACCAGAACCAGAGTATTTTCCATCGGCTCTTTTAGGTGCTTCAGTTTGACCAGCTTTAACTGCAGCCGCAACTCTTTCAGCAGCAGAAGGTCCAGGATCTCTATTGCTGTCGTTATTACTTGCACTTGGTTTTGGTTTAGCTGCAGGAGTAGTAGTCTTTAATTTTTCTCCAAGTAAGTTTTCTCCTTTAGCTCTGGCAGCATCATAATCAGCTTTAGTGGGTTCTCTTCCTAACCTAGCTTTTATTCTTTCTTGAACACTTGAAACTTTTGAAAGACCTGCATCACTTGTTCTATCACTGTCTCTAGAAACAACACCCGTACTTTTTAAAGGATTTCCTGTATAAATATTACTTAAACCTGAACCAAACTTTGCACCTGCAAAATCCCCAGCCTTAACTTTAAAAATGTCAGGTTGATCAGTGGCATCAGACCAATTTGCAAAACCTAAATTTTTAGCAAAATCATTTAAATAGTTTTGACCTGTAGCAATACCGAACCCTTTACCATCTTGATCCACAAGAAGATTGCCTTGGACATCTCTATCAATTAGTTTTTGTAACCGTTCAATTTCTTCTGCGGGTAAACTACCAGTTGCTCTAGCAACTTCAAGAGCTGCTCTAGATCTAGCAATACCTTCAATATCACCTATTTTACTTGCAGCACCTGCAACTAAACCAAGCGGACCTGCCATTAATGCACCAGCTCGCATAAGTGGATTATCAAATATTTCACCCCTACCTAGTTGAGCTTCAATATAAGAAGAAGGGTCAGTAAATAAAGTGGAGTCGTCTTCATACCAAGGCTTTGCTTCTGCAGTTTCTACAGGTATTGCAGGGTCATCGTCAGTACCTCTAGTTGTAACTTGTCCTACTATTGGCATAATACAAACACCATTAGGACCAAGCACCATACCTCTTGCTGCACAAGATTCTTCAGTATCAACTGCAGGAAGTTCTTCTGTAGGAGGTGCTGGTGGTAAATATCCTGGTGTTAGTGTAGAACCTAACCCTGCATACCTAAATGGATTAAAACGTTTTTTTGGAACTAAAGTACCTTCAGCTGCTTGAATTGGTGCTGGGGTACCTAAAACTTCATTTACCTCAGGAACCATACCACCCTCAGCCATTTGAAGTTCTTTTTGAAGAAGTATAGCAAACTCTTCGTCAGAAAGAGTACCTTCTTGTGTATTTGCAACAGGTTCACCACCTATTCTACCATTGGCTTCCATAGACTGCAAGCCCATTTTTGCTTCAGTACGAAGATCTTCAAAAAATTTTACACCAAAAAATCTAACAACATCAGCAGGTACTACATACTCACCTTCAGATAACTGAGCAGGAATATCATCTCGTACTTCTGAAGCCATAGAACCTGAGGGTACTTCATTGCCAGATACAGGGTCTTGCCTCTTGCCATCGTCTTTCAGTCCACCTTCTTGCATAAAGGCCATTTCCATTTGTTCGTTCATAACTGCTCCACCTTTGTTAAAAACACCATGTTTACTAGGTGTTGTCAGGTAATCTAAAAAGTCTCTACCTCTATCAATACTTCTATCTATAAAGTCTTTTCTTTCAGGTTCTGGTACCATAGGAAACTCCTCTGGAAAACCCTGCTCAATAGCTTCTTGATCAAACATAGTATCTGATCTCCACTGAGCATACTCAGAAGCTTTTTCTGGGTTAGAAAATGTCGGGAGTTTTTCTCCCGTAATAAAGTCTTTACCTTTAGTTTTTAGCAGACGTTGTTTAACTTCGTCATCACTAAGTTTTTTACCATTTTCATCAACACTAGGTGCAGTAATCCACTCAGTACCCCAAGGAATAGTTGTAGTTACTTCAGAGTATTTAGCTCCTTTTTCACCAGTAACTTCACCCGTATTATCAACCCACACGGGTCTACCACGCAAGGTTTTTTCTTTAGTTTTAGTACGTGGTCTGGCTTTAGGGTTAAGTGAAGTCTTAGGAGCTGCCATTAATTTTGTCCCTCAAACGTAATAGTGATCTTAATGCACGTATCTCACCTTGTAGTCTGTAGATCTCATCAATCTCCCTAGACTGCTCTAGTGACACATGTGTAAAGGCGATCCGCTCAGCAATCTCTTCGATAAACGGAGTATATAACTCTGGGTTATTTACAAAGGGCTTTAGTGTATTGTTCACGACTAGTTTCATTGTACCTGTTGTTGTTCGCCAGTATTAGCTGAGAAGCCCTGTTCTCCTGGTACAGGCACAGTACCAGTACCTATGGTACCACCCCCTGCCCCTGTAGCATCTGCTGCTTGTGCGCCAGCAGGAGCGCCACCCTGAGGAGCTTGACTTTCTGCTTGAGGTGGTTCTGGGTTTTCAGCTTTAAACTTTTTAAGTATCTCTGCTTGCACTGCAGCATCAGACATAGAGTTGACAAGTTTATCAGGATCAAGATCCATAGACTTAGCAATCTCACGAATAATATAATCCATTTTAGCAAATGGAGCTAGTACAGGATTTTGCACTACTTGTAAAAATTGCATTAAAGGTTGACTACGCACTTCATTAGCCATTAAGCTTTCAGTGCCACGAGCCTTTACTTCTAAGTCACCTTTAATTTCTTCGTCATAATTAAACTGCATATTAAAGCTAAAGAAAGCTTTAGCTAGTGGTCCTAATAAATAGTCATCTACGTTTTTAACTACGTTACGGATAGAGCCGTTGGCAGCAGACATAAGCATACTAATACCAGAAGCAGTACGACCAACACCAGACACCCCTGTTTGACCATGTGCGAAAGATGGGAATCCAGTTGACTCATCTGCTAAGACCCTTGCTTTATCAAACATCTGCATGTTTTCACCAGAAACATTTGGAAATTTAGTACCAAAAATAGCTTGACCAGGTGCCCCTCCCTGTCTCCTGAACACCTTCCCTGGATACACGGAGAGGTCTTGTCCTGGGACGAGATTCGTCTCGTCAACCTCAATAAGCATATTACCTGATAAAGCAGCATTGTCTACTGCCATACGCATAAACCCATTCATTAGGGTTTGAGTATCGTCCATGTTTTCTGCAATACCAATACCAAAAAAGCTATAGGGACTTACTTCATATGGCATAGAAAAGTATGGGATAATTGTAGGAGTAAAGGGGTTCATTACTAAACGTAATACTTGTCCGTTGCAGATCCAGATATTTACACTTAATTCATCTATATCAGAAAGCTCTGAAGGTATATTAATGTCGTGACCTTCAAGAACTTCTTTATCTACATTACCCCAAAACTCAAGAACTTCATAACGCTCAGATCTAGTTTCTTGAGCATCATCTTCCATAACTTGTTCCCACCACTCTTTAGTGTAGGACTCACCCAACTTAATTGAATTATCAATAGCATTAGGACGGAAGAAAGGTCGGCGTTTAAGTGCACGTAATTGTGAACGAGACATTTTGTGGCGTTCTACAACATACTCTGCTTCATCCATATTAGATGCATCAGGATCTGGGTAAAAATTCCATATGGATACAGAAGAAGTTTGTGGTACTGTTTTATAAGTTGGGGAGTATTCTCCACCTTCAGCCCAGTTAGGGTATTCTTTATCTACAGCAAACGGACCTTTCATAACACCTGTACCAAATAAAGCACACTCAAAAGCTGCTACACGTAGTTGTTTGTTGGCTCCAGACTCTTCTAGTTGATCATGGATTTGTTTTTCCATTTTCTTTGCAGCAATCATTGCAGGATGAAAAGTAATTTCAGTAGCAGTCTTACCATTACCCTCTTTAAGCATATCCATTACAGGCTCTAACTTATCCTGCATACCAGCTAAACGTTCTCGTAAGTCTATCATAGTCTCACCAGGAAGCAGTTTCATATCTTCTTCTGTTAAACTACCTTTAGCTTTTTGCATATCTGGGTTAGATTCAAAGTATACAGACTCAGCTACACCTTCAGGAAGAGTAGTAGGTTCAATACTAATAGGAAACTTATTACTTCCAAAAAGTACTTCTACAATCTGACCATAAGCAGCAAGAACTTTTGTCTTAGTTACTTTAACAAATACTTTAGATTTTTCTGTGGAAGTAAACTGTACATCAGGTCCATAAATACCACGATAATTGCGATAAGCCTGAATCCAACGTTGCTCTTCAGTTTCACGGGCAGTAGAAGCTTTACTGTATTTTTCTTGAACTAAACCTACAATAGTGCCTGAGGCTGGATCAGCATAGTCTTCCTTTTTAACATCATCTAATGCATTAGAATCTATTGACTCTATTGTATCTTCAAAAAATTCATCTTCTTCCATATCTTATCCTTAATAGCCAAAGGTTGCGTCTGAAACTTGAAATCCTGTACTATGATTATTAGGATCAAAATCAAATAGACTGCTTCGTGGTCTAGTCATTATACCGTACCTCAAAGCATCGTACAAGTGATCTTCTGCATGTGTATCCACATCTTCAGGATTGTTTTTATCTAAAGGTATAGCTGGTATTTGAGAAATAGTATTAGTGCAATTATTAAAAAAGACCATTCTTGGCTCTTCTGTAAACTCGTCTATTTGCAGTCGCCTATGTATTTCATTCTTACCAGCTACACGAGAGCCTCTAGACCTATCTGAAGGTCTCCAACGGCAACCCTTCATAATCATCTGTTCAGCCAGTGATGGCCCAGTATCACCACGATTATGCCATAGACTAGAATCCAAAACACCATAGCGTATCTTTTCACCATCTTCTGCTTCTAGTATTAAATCTGCTAAATCTGTTGCAGTAACTTTAGAGACATACATTTCTCTATAAATAATTAGTTGTTCAGATGGACTTACAGTAAACCAAAGAACTCCTGTAGCAGATCCATAACCATAGTCACAAGCTCTAAACTTTACCCAGCTGCTAGGTATGTTAAAAGGTTCTACTACATGCTCTTTACGATTAAACTCTGGAAAGGCTGCACCTTCATTAATATCCCAATCACCTTCTAGTAGCTGCCTACGTTGATGCTCAGGCAACGACAGAAGATTAGCCTCGTACATTCCATCATCTGCTAGGTAAGGATTATCGAATAAGGTAGCAGGTATAAACCTACGTTTAAACAGTGGCTCACCTTCTCTACTATGACCTTTCGGCCAGCATATAACTTCACCACTGTCTGTATCCGTAGCCCAAAAAGATTCACTAGGAGTGTTAGGATCAATAAAGGTCTTCTTGACCCACTGATGACCTGGACCTCCAGGGTTGCTGGTAGCTCTCATATAAAGCGGTAAGCCACTAGCTTTAGTTGTTCTAAGTCGTGACCTCATGTAGTTCCAAGGGTATGGAGTAGGCCACTGTGTAAGTTCGTCAAAGCCAATCCAGTTAAAGGCTTGACCTTGGTACCTCATAACGTCATCGTCACGGTCTAGGTAAGACATCCAGAGAGTTGCACCACTAGGAGCTACCCAAGTCTTATCTCGTTCCATAAACTTAATTCCAGGGATAGCTTTAGGGTAAAGCTGCTTGGATACTGAGATAAGTTCTCTAAGTTCTTCTGTGCTTCTACGTACTAGGAGCATCCTAGCATTGGGATTGCCTAGATAACGAACAGGATCAGCCACCATAGCATAAGACTTACCTCCACCAGCTGATCCTCCATATAATACTTCTTGCTCTGTAGATGCAAGGAAGTCTGTCTGTGGTCCCTCGTTGGGTTCAAAGATAACCTCACGAGCTATCTCCTCGTAGTCTAAAGCTTCAGGCTTCGGCTGCGCTGGACTCTTCTCTACCACCACGGATTTGGGCTTCGATTTTTTCTGCTTTGTCGAGCGCCGCTTTGTATCGCTCGGCAAGGTAGCGTTGGTTTGCAGCTTCTCTCTTACGCTTCTGCTCAAGTTTAACTCTCTTATATAGTCCTACGTGTGATATATGCCGGCCTGATTGGTCACTTAACCAATTGGCTACATCACGGTAACTGTACTGCTTTAGGTGTTTCTTTGCTTGTTCGTACAGTTCTAGTTCTTCTGGAATAGGTATAATAATATCTTTGTCATCTGGATCTTGTGAGTACCCAAATGGCACTTGTCTACCTACTCTTACTACTGGGTGCCAAACATAGCCACTTTCGGTTTTGTCAGGCTTTGGAAGTTTCCAAGTTTTATCAATCTTCATTTTCTTTAGGAGGTAAAATAAACAGTGGACTTTCTGATTTAACTTCTATCTTGTCGGTCTTTACAAAACCAGCACGGTCTAAAAAGTCTTTAGCAGCAGCCATTTTCTCTTTATTCCCTAAATCTGTTGGGTTAGTCATGACATTCATTAAAGACCAAACAGCACGGGGGCCATTGGTAGCAATAAAGTCACGGGTACGATTAGCTATCTCATCCTTTAAAGGGGCCATAACTCTTGTTGATGACTCCCCTTGGGCATACCCTGCAATTTTAAGTGCTTGTACTGGGTCACCTTTAGCTTCACCGAATAGTGCATCAAGAAACTTCTGTTGCTTTTCTGTCATGTAACTTTCCTATGCGGTTT